AGAAAGGAAAGCGTTTTGCTACAGTTTTTAGACCAATTCCTGGCACACCATCAAGATTATCTGACTTATCACCGGTGATGGCGCGAGCAAGTGCAAAGTTATTAGGATGAATGCCGTGTTCCTCAAGAATATCTTTCTGAGTTAAAAGCTTCTTCTGAACTGGACGATAAAGAATAGTCTTCTGGTCCAAGAGTTGATAGAAGTCTTTGTCGCTGGATACAATAATCTTTTGCTCATCCTTCAAGGAAGAGTAACGACAAAGATAAGCAATGATATCATCTGCTTCAACTTCATCTGCGATTAGTTGTATAACCGGGAAGTTGTTAAGATAATTCCAGATGCGCTCCATTTGCCAAATTTTATTTTCTTTCTCTTGGTCCTCCGTCAAAACCTTGAAGTTGCGGTTAAGACGAATAGGGGCACGACCCTCTTTGTAGTTCTTGTTTTGCTGCTTACGCTTACGAGAACCACCTCGCCCATCCCAACAAACAACAATCTGAGTTGGTTTCATCTCGCGACAAAGCTTTTGTAGAGATTTCATAAAGCCGGTCGTGCCACCAATAGGATGACCTTCTTTTGATATCTGAGGGACTACAATGTAGTTTCTAAGGAACATATTCAGTCCGTCAATAATAATAACTCTTTCACTCACAGTTTCATCTCCTTAAATCCTTTGTTTGTTGAGTAAACAACTTTCTTTATTCCAACCCATTTCATTGCCGCTTGGCACATTTCGCAAGGTTTACTCATTCTAAGTTCGTCTTTTATACTTACCCTCACAACATAAACTGTGGCTCCTTCTGTGTTCTTACGTTCTACGTTTAATATGGAGCCCAACTCAGCATGAACAGTCGCCCACTGTTTTTCCTTTGAACGAAAACGAGAAGCAAATGAATTAAACTTTGATTTGTTGGGCGATGTGTTTATTACGCGGGAGCCTTTGACAAGGACAGCACCATGTCGATGATGGTGGTCAGATTGATAACTAATCCGAGACGCCAAATCGACATAGTTCTGTTCTTTCTTAGAGAGGGTTTTGTTTATCGGGTCATATTCCATAGGAATATATTACATTAGGTAGGTTTAAAAGTCAAGCGCTTTCTTCGTAGAACTCAGTAGCATCGCCTGAACGTTTATCAAACTTCAGAACAACTTCTTCGTCCATAATCTCAAGTACGCGAGCCTTGAACTTCTCGTCACCAAGCTTATCCAACCAGCGAGCAGACTGAAACTTTTCGCTTGTGCCATCGGCAAATTTAAGTTCATACCAAGCACCTGCGCGTTCTAGATGATCTGAACCCTGGATTGCATCAAACCAACTTTCCTCATCAGCGACACCAACCTCGTCACCCCAAAGTATCTTGAACTGGCATTGGCGACCTTGTGAGCCGAAACGAGACTTTTCAAGTTTTACCTTTACGGTGTTACCAACTCGATAACCCTTGTCATCTGTCACAAAAGATGCCTTTGCCTTTGGACGTGTAAGCCAAATGCGTAGCGAATAAGAATAAATCATCGCTTTGCCACCCGGTGTCATATACGGAGTGGTTAAAGCTTCTGAAGGAGAACGAGTAATATTTGCCTTCAACTGGTTTAGAACCAAGAATGTTGACTGACTATTCGCAATAGGAACAGTTAGTTTTGACATTCCCTTTGATAGAATTCTAGCCTTTACTGCCATTGTAGACTGTGGGTTAAAGTCTCCTTCTACGTCTGAAATAGATGGAGTAAGAGCCAAACTATCCCAGATAAAAAGAAACTGACTATCCGTAGAAGAAAGTAGCTCTTCGATTGTCTCCAAAACAAACTCTACTGAAGTTGCTTGAACATAAAGAATCTTTGAAGGGTCGCATCCTGCTTTCTCCAAGAAATTAAAGTCAAGTGATGACTCTGAATCAAAGTAAACAACATCAATACCCATGTCTTGAGCATTACCTGCTATCTGTGCAGCCATGTAAGACTTACCACTTGCTTCCAATCCAGCAATCTCTGTAACCTTACCTACCGGAATACCAGCAACCTTGCCTCTGCAGATAATACTATCCAGCCAACGAGCGCCTGTTGGAATCCACTGTTTTACAGTTGTTGGATTATTTGGATCTGCCAAGTCAACAGAAACTTCTTGTCCTGCTTTCTTGTTAATCAACTTTCTCATCTGGTCTATTGATAGCCGACCAGCAGCCTTCTTTTTAGCCACTTTTTTCTCCTTTAGCCTTTTGCCACTTTGAAAGAATAGACGGTGCCACGGAAACCGTTTGAGTCCATCTTCATTGAAATATATTCTCCTGAGTCTTTGACCTCTAAAATATACTCTCTACTTCGGTTGATTAGTTTTGATACGTCGCTGTTGCAACTGTAAAACCAAACATAACCGTCTTTAATGTCCTCTTTATTTGCTGTTACAGCGGATTCACTCTCTGGACCGCCGCCCTTACCTTTAAAGCGCGTTGCAATCTCATCAAGTGCCGCACCAAAGCCATGGCTTCCTTTCAGAAGTATCTTATCTGAACTACTCACTTTTTCTCCTTTTTAAAAAATGTAAGTTGTTTTCTTCTCTGCATTGTTCTTGGTCTTTCTGATTAAACCAAACTTATCTTCCATCTTCTCGTAGTCCCTGTAAAGGTCATCTGGTGTGACATTAAGGTCTACATTTAGTTTCTGAAACTTTGTCTTCTTGTCTCGGACCTCAAACTTAAAGTTCTTGAATCCTCCATAAACTACTACACGTCCACACTCGCACTCTCTCATATCTTCCATTGTGCGAGAATAAACAGTGGTATTACACTCTTCACACTTAATCGCTTTTACGAACACTTTTTCCCCTCTTTGAAAATAAAAAAGGGGGGCTTGCGCCCCCCGCAGAAACTAACTTCCTAGTAGGTCAGCGAATGCCTTATCTACGTCAGAAGCACCTCCTGTGCTCTGTGGCTCAGGTGTGGATACTGTCTCATCGACAGTGTTTAGGAAACGGTCAAGAATATCTGTGACCTGTTGGGTGGAACGACGAGCATCAGAGAACACCTCATCAAAGTCTGGAACAGACTCCATAATAGTACGTGCCTGAGTCTCATCCTGATGAAGAAGAGAAGACTTACGACGTGGAGTAATCTTAGTCTCTGGATAAGAACCTCCTGCTGGCTTGGTGTAAGTGATAACCAAGTCAGTACCCTCTGTTGGGTCAGTAATATCGCCATACTCTGGGTTTAGAACAAGACCAAGTAGCGTCTCATAAGCGCGCTTGCCAAAGCCCCAAACCTTTACTCCCTCGTCCTCTTGCCCTCGGACAAGAACAGGAGCGAAGAAGCGCTGCTTTGCGCCAAGCTTACGTGCAACACGCTTGGACTCCTCAGAACCCTCGCGCCATAGAGCACGAACGTAATCATCAAGTGGGCAATCCTCACCAAAGTTGCGCTTCGGTGAAAGGAAACCCGGCTCTCCTGCTACGTCATAGTGAAACCAGTAATCGCGGAAGGGGTCGCCATCTGACGGTGCAACAAGACGAATAGTCTGCTCTCCCTCCTCTGGCTTCCAAAAGTTATTCTTGCGTGTGTTGCCGTTGTTCTTTAGGCTGTTCATGCGCTCACGCATCTTGTTCATATCGATTCCCATAATATTTTCTCCTTAGTTAAAGTCAGTGTGTTGATCTCTCACACTGCTGTTTGTTGTATTAGTGTGCTGCTTTTTTCGCAGTAAGATATAATCTCATTATAATCGGTTGAATGAACCGAGTAAGTTGTTTTCATTTTATCATGTTCTATGTTGGATTTTAAGTTTCCACGAATCACCTCCATTAGATTTGGGTCTTCTTCCAATTGTTTTTTCGGAACCCCATAATAGTAACTTTTTTCTCTCGGAATGTCAAGTGAAAAAAACATTTTTTCTGAATTATTTTCATAATCCAACAGACCGAACGTAGACACACGGGCAGTATCAATACGCTTTGTTTGCGTAGTCATAATAGCCTGTGTGTTTTGAAATACGTTAATCATATGGTATGTTGTTGCCACTAGGTTGTTCATTGAGTCCCAGAACTTCATTATTGGAACAGGACCCATTATATCAGATAATCTGGAATTGTCAACCAAAAAAACACGGTCTAGTAAATTTGATC